CATAAATTAAAACAGGTGACTGGTTTTGCAAGGGTTGGTCAAGTGTTTTTGAGATATTTGCTTTCGTGTTTTATCGAGAGTTGTTGCTGTTTGTTTTTGGACAGCAATATTGTGTTGAACTCATTGTTTGTTGAGTTTTGTTGCCTTCATTGTTTGTTGAAGGTTTGCATCGAACTATTTCGTTCGGTTTTTGGTCGTTGATTCTTTTTCAGCGATGGAATCTTTTGTACTTCACAAGGATTCTAACAAGCTCCGTGGCAAGGCCCGCGCGGAGTATTTGAAATCGGGTATCCGTTACTTGGGTAGGGATAAGAGCGGAAAGAAGATCTTCCATCGTGTGTCTCACACGAAATATGATATCGACCACACTGGTGGTGACTACTCAGGTTCGTCTTTTTCGGGTAAGTCTGAGGACTCTGCTACACCCGGAGACGCCATGGCTCAATCGATGTGGATTAACATGGAGGGATATTCGCAAGAGGCTAAAGAGAACATAAGGCGTGCTGCAGATGCGGCCATTACTCATCGTAATCCTTTGTTCGAGTCTAATGCGCAAGCGGTTTTCAATTCGGGCATTGAGACGGTACTACAAGAGAAACTGAAGAAGCGCCCTATAGTTTTGCCACACCGGGTACCGTCCAAAGTTCAACAGGAATTGGTGTGTAAGTTTGTGGGCATGAATATGAAATTCACTAGTGTTCTCGATCATAATCACGCGGTTGCCGCGGTTCTGCGAGTTATATTGCAATATTATATGCTTGCCGAGTTGGGGTATGAGAAATATGATGAGATGCCTAGTGGATACGATAGTATAGTGAAGGATGTAGGAGGTAATGTGTTGTTTCATATTAAGCAGGAGCATATTGGAGTGCATAGTTGTTTCTGCGACCTGGGTGGTAGAGATTGTTCTAGACAGGCTGCATTGAACAACTATATTCGGTACCATAAGTGTCCGTCAAGTCCTTTGCACAAACATATGTGCGATAGCATCCAAGCGGGATCCACGAATGTGTTTTGTCGTTCTCGGGGGGAAGTTTGTCATGTGAGAGCGCCTTTTATGGTTTTTAACCATTCTGCTTATGACATGACTCCTGAGGCTATAGTGGATTGCATGATTGCTGCGGATTCCGTTAAGGCGTTGATATCGCTACATTACAATGAGGACATGTTTCGCGGAGCTACAAGTGGTAAGTGTGAGGCTTTGGATAGTGAATGGCACATTACTAAGGTTAACGGTAGGCTGTACTATAACCAGGTGTTTAGAGGTTGTGTGCAGGCATATTACACCCATGATTTGGCTATTTATCTGTCTAAGTTTACTACGAAGGCAGTGTTGGGGGGTGATAATAGAGCCTACATATTTGAAGTGAAGGATGTGTTTATGAATACGGCTATTATAGAGGTTAATCGTCTGGAGTCTAACTGTTTGAAGGGTGGTAGGATTCATTTTCCTCTCCCTAGAACGGTCCCGGATGATGTTCATGTCCTCTATACGTACGATTTTATGCCTGGTATGGTACAGCAGTTCTTGGGAGCGTTTACTGCTGCGACTAAGTGGTGTTTGAAGCCTAAGCGGATTGAGGTTAGTAGCGTTTTGTTTGATCAAGTGATGAGGTATATTGCTACTATTGATTCTGCGAAGTTCACCATTACGACCGTGACGAAGGCTGTTGTTGCGTTAATGTCCCGTAGGAACATTGGTGGTACGTACATTACTGGTACAAGTGATTCGGTGCGGATCGCGCCTAAGGATATGTTTTCCTTTTGTGTGACCTGTTATCTGATTGGGTACGAATGGAAGTACAATGCTACTCAGTGTTTTACTGCGGTGAAAGGAGACATAGATTGGTTCCGGAAGCGTAGTGCGTCGTCCGGTATCGTGCGGTGTTTTTCGAAGTTGTGTGATAAGTTGGCTTCTAAAGTTTTTGGTGATGGTTGCGCTTCCAAGACGGGTAAGCACGTTCGGAATGTAGGTGATCTGGATAAGTTGACGGCTGATGAGGAGGTTGAGAGACGGCGACTTGTCGGGGACTCTTTCGGTTTGTTGACGAAGGAGGACGACCTTACTTTGGGTGAGAAAATACGTTCGTGCTTTTCCTATCAGGTTAAGGTGCATCGTAAATTCCCTATTGAGGTCGTTACTCGGGATGATACTATGTTTATGACTGTGGAGATTCCTGATATGTTGTTGCCAGATAAGCCGGTTATGAGAGGTGAGGTGCTTACTCGTGATTTGATGATTAGTGCAGATAATTTGGAGGATGATTCGGTGTATGAGGACGTTGTGGATTCGGTGTATGAGAAGACTGATCGACCGCCGTCATGTTGTAAGTTGAAGTGTCGGGTTCAGTCGGTTGCGGCTGACAGTAATTGTGTGTTCGGTGCAATGGTGAGGGTTGGTGTTTACCCTGGTTGTACCGTTGATGGGATTAAGGTCAGATTGAGAGATTCCGCGCACTATGATGCCGTGTTGGATTCTATTCCGGAGGCTGAGTCTAGATCAAAAGAAGCATTCCAGCGTGCGTTGTGCAAGGATCGTGCGTGGGCTACTGAGCATGTTCTGGGTTTGGCTTCGTTGGTTTTTGATATTCAGTTTTGTATTCATCGATTTGATGATTCCAACGGTTTCGTGTCTGTCACGTTGTTAGGAAGAGCTAGTGCTTCACGAAAAGTCCATTTGAAGTTCTTTGATGGGCATTTTGAGGTGTTGATCGTGAAAGACGCTATTGGTTTGGCGGAGTTGATCGACCCGACTGTGGATGGAGAGTATTTTGGAGAGAAGGAGCTGCTGCGGCTTGTTGGAAGTTGTAAGTTGTTGGATGCTGATAGGCATAGCGTTAACTCTTTGTACGGCACCAGTCCTGGTATATACAAGAGTTTTTCGTCATGTGGTAAGGCTGAGTTGTTGTATGCGATTTCCGAGCGTTATGGTGTGACTGATTATAGAAAGGCATTGATCATTGACCCTCATGAGGATGATCCATTGGTTGCGTTGCGAGCGGTTAATGTGAATATGCCTATAGTTGTCATTCATGCTCTTTCGAGAGTGTTGACTAAGTCGCACAAACGTTCTAGTGTTGTTCGGTTGGATACGCCTATCGGGCATGCTGAGTGTGATATGTTGGCTGTTGTGCAGCAGGTTTTCAAGACTTGTAAGGTTGGATTGTGTGATTTTGTGTATGGTGATATGGCTCGTGTTCCTTCTTTCTATCCTTATAGAGAGTATAAGAGAGTGGTTACTACTGCTGACGAAAGGGCAAATAAGGCGCTGCTGGCTTGGTCCATTGTTACCAAGTCTGGTTTTGTGGTGTTTAGGTTTTTAGGTATGGAGCATATGCGACCTGTTATCGCGATGTTGTATGGTTTGTTCGCTAATGTTTGTTTCTTTAAACCTAATGTTGTTGATGGTACGGACTGTGAGTGTTTTCTTGTGTGTTCTGGTAAGGTTGATGAACCTGAGACGCAACCGGATTCTGTCGCTGATAGTGTTTTACATACGTATTATTGTGCTATGCAAGAAGCGTATGCTGCTGTTATGTCGGGAGTTGGTCTGGTTGAGATCGACAAGAAAAGTGTCGAGTCGGCTTTAAGTATGAATACACTTTTGGGTGGTGGTGCTATACTGCCTACCATGTCCGTAGTTCGTAATCGAGTTAGTGGTGCAGCGTCTTCGTCTGGTTTTGCTCCTCTTTTGGCTAGATTGAAGGCTTGGGTTCACGAGAGTGTTTTGCGCGTTGACTATGTTCGTAGTAACGAGGCTGTGGTGGTTAACCATGGTGGTGGATTGCGTCCTAAATACTATTTGGATTTCGAGATGGATAGTAAGGGTTGTTGTTACTGCGATACTTGTTATTCGCGTGGATATGAGGAGTTTGCGGAGAGTATTGATATAGATTTGGTCTACGATGGTCGTGGTGTGTGTGTGGTCGCTGGTTCGGCTTCTAACCGCGGGTACTCGCTGACGCAGTTGAAGTCTGTGTCTGTTGGTACAAAGGATTTCTCTAGAGTTACTTATATCTGGGATGGGCAATGTGGTGACACTGGTTCCTTCTCGGCTGATTTATTGTTGTTCTTGCAGAGTTATCCTACTGCGGTTAATGAAATGTTGTTTGTGTCGCCGGTTTTGTGTGATAAAGGGGTGCTTAAGTTTGTGCTTTCTCTGTCATATTTGTTTGACACAGTGAACATTAAGGTGGTTGGTACTAGTCATCCTAGTCTTATGTTGTTGTTTAGAGGAAAGGATGTTCATTTTCCTAAGCTACATCTTGGAGTTGGAACGGTGTTGAAATGTTCTGGGGCGGATGTTGATGTTTCGATGTTGGAGCAATTGTTTCCTAAGGTGAATGCTACGGGTTGTGAGATACAAGAGAGTGTGAGGATTCACAGTAAGTCTAAAAATCCCCGTGTTAGGAAAGCTGTTGAGGCTCATAAGAAGAAGGTGGCCGCCACTGGTGTTGCTGACGTTCCGATGTACCCTGATTCCAAACTTTATGTTCCGGAGAGGATTAGAGGTAAGGCGACTTTGAGTAGGATTGCTGATGAGTTGAAGCCGGAGATAGAGGATAACCCGATCGTCGGTGCTGTGGGAGTTGTTGAGGATGATCCGCTTGGTGAGGTTGATGTGTCTGTGCGGTCTGTTTCGACTTCTGATTCTATGGTTACTGCCCCGTCTACTGCTGGCCGGAATGGTTTGCGTGACGTGGTGTCTGTGATCAAGAATGAGTTGGACAGGTTCGCTGCTTTGGATGAGGCTGCAAGTTACCATGCGGAGATGGTTAGTCATGATGTTTCGTCGCTTCGGGGGGCGGCTGACTACATAAAGAATAGGTTTCCCCGGTCTAGGACGGCGCCTACGGGTGCACAATGGGCGAAGACTAAGATGCCTGAGAGTGTTTTGAATATATACCTTAAGTTTAATGATAAGGTCGGTCTTATTGATGCGACGGGAAAAATACTGAAGCATAGTGAACCTAGGGTTGCGTTTGAGGACATATCGAAGGTGTTTGATCTGGCTTATGAAGCTACTGTGCCCTTGAGAGGTCGTGACTCTGCGGTCGATGACTTGGGCTTTATGCATGACCGGAAGGATTTTCAAGGTTGCGTAGGTTATTATGCATTGTTTACGTCTGTGACTGCGCATGATCAAGAGCCGGTATTGCACCAAAACAGTAGGGCTTTGCGCCTAGACAGGAATGTGCGTGGATTTTTGAGAGATTTGAAGGTGGAGATTTTGGATGCTGCACCAGGTGCAGGGAAGACCAAGTACTTAGTGGACAATTTCACATTGCGCGATATGGTTGTCACTTCCACTAAGGAAAATAGAGACGAGTTTAGGGAGAGATTGAAGAAGAGGTTGAGTGAGACGGGTGTATTGTTTGATCCGTCGGAGGTAGATGCTCGAGTTAGGACGTTGAACGGGTTCTTGATAGATTACGGATCCAAGCGGAAGTACAAAGGTGCTAACCTGATAAGTAACGATTCATATTGTTTTATCGACGAGGCTAATATGTACCACGCTGGTGACGTTTTCTCTGTTGCATTTTTGTACAAGGTCCCCGTTTTACATTGTGTTGGTGATCGTCGGCAGATTCCCTTTATTTCTAGGTTGCCCAGAGTTGTGACTTGTCATCAGATTCATAAGTACTGCGATGTTACTTTGAAGCCTTTTAATAGGTCGTTCAGGTCCCCGGTGGATATTGTGGCGCGTATTCAGCGATTTTATCCTCATATGCCTATTATTGAGGCACATAATGAGATAGGATTGTATGAACCATCGGCCAAGGTTATTTCGGTGGGGCCCGATGTTGCTTATACTAAGGATTTCATCGCTACATTCTTCGGTCACGACAAGGCTGGGAAACACAACACGTCGTTGTTGTTTTTTGTGAAGGAGGATTTGTTTAGGTTCGTGGAGAGGAATCCTGAATATGCTAGTTTGTGTTGTACTGTTCACCAGAAGCAAGGTTGTGAGTCTGACTACATAATTGTTTTCAGACTTAGTTTCCCTGATAAGAGTACTTACAACGATGAATCGCAGGTGGTTGTCGCTCTTACTAGGCATAGGAAGGGTTTGGTTTATGCTACTGCAGGTCCCGATGATCGTATGAAGAGTGTTATTGAGAATGCGCCTACTTTGGCGGAGGTTAAGCAGCATTTACCTGAGGATATTAGGAATAAGTTGGCTGGAGGCAGACAGTATTCTAGGGACGTGTACTACAAGTCTGTACCGTCTGTGAGTCTCATGAAGGGGAAATCTTTCTTCTCGATTGGGACTAAGAAGGTGTTGAATGTTCGCAACAAGTGGAAATACGATATTAGGTTGTCACCAGGGTTCCGTACTAAGGAGGTTTTGAGTGCTGTGACTGAGAACAAGGAGCAGATTGATCGTGCAGGACATCTTGTCCTGGATGCTGCTATTTTGCGTAGGTTGGATCAACAAGTGTTGAAGCCTCAGATTAGACGTATTTGTGATGTTTTGGTTTATGCGTCTGGGGATTCTGGTGAGTTGGATTCCACTATTTTTAGGATTATGGAGCGTGATGGTTGTGAACATACGCCTGATCCCGAACTGTCTGGTGATCTGAAGTTTGTTTGTGACGACGAGGAGTATGTTTTAGGTGAAGATGTTTTGGAAGAGCAAGTTGAGGTTGAAGAGTTGGACAATATGCCTGTAGACGTTGGTGATTATGTTGGTCATCTGCAGTCAGCTATTGGTTCTTGTTTTCCTTCTTGTACGTACCATTTGAATCAGCTTGATTCCTTTATTACATACAAGTTCGATTTGGATTTGAAGTTGGAGGATATGAGTTTACAAGACATACGTTTTGTATCCCCTGATAGGAAGTACGAATGTATGGTGCCCGTGTTGTCTCATTCTGGGCCCACTTTTCGTACAGCGTGTCTTGTGGAGAGTTTGATTGCTGTGGGAAAAAGGAACAGGAACGTGCCGAAATTGGATGCGGAATGTAGTCCGTATATTATGGCTGACATGTTGTTTGATCGTTTTATTGATGTGTACTACAGGGCTGAGGGATTTGTGCCTGTGCATCGCGGGCCTAAAGATGTTGCTGAGTGGTGTGACGGTCAGGAGAATTTGGTGCCGGATAGGGTAGTTGGAGAATGTTCGTTGTATTTACAGGATTTGTCTGTGTACAACTTTATTACTAAAGGAAATCCGAAGGTTAATCTTACCGATCGGTCATGTGAAGAGTTCACTGCACCGCAGACTGTGTTGTTCCAAGGAAAGGACGTAAATTCGATGTATTGTGTGATTTTCCGACGCATAAAGAAATCATTGTTGAAGATGTTGAGGATCTCGGGTAAGTATTTCATATACACTGATATGGACGCGATAGATTTCGCGGCTATGCTTACTAAGAAAGTTCCTCCTCATATGGTTAAGTACAGTAAGGCATTGGAGATAGATATTTCTAAGTACGATAAGTCTCAGGGACTTATTGCTTTGCTGTTTGAGTGCAAGATTATGCGTTGGTTTGGTGTGGAAGAGCATCTTGTTCAACTGTGGTTCGATATGCATATGTGTTCTAGAGTTGATGATCGGCATACTTCGTTGAAGTTTGAGGTGAGGTTGCAGCGGCGTAGTGGTGATGCGGCTACTTTGTTGGGAAATACTATGTTTCTTATGGCCGTAATTGCTTACCACTACAAGGTTGAAGAGATGGATTTGTGCGCCTTTGCTGGTGATGATTCGCTTCTGATAGGTGCGAACCACTTATTGGATACTGATGCTACAGAATTCACTGATTTGTTCAATTTGGAGGTAAAATTTTTTAGGTACGAGTACTATCATTTCTGTTCAAAATTTTTGATACCAGTGGGTGACCGGTGGTATTTTGTTCCTGATCCGGTGAAATTGCTTGTTAAACTGGCTAGATGTGATTTGCGGAATAGGGTTCATATTGAGCGGTATAGAGTCTCGTATATGGATTCGGTGCAGTTCTTTTGTAATGATGAAGTGTTGTTGGTGTTGGAGAAGGCCGTTCATGAACGGTATGTACCTAGTATGTGTTGCAGGGATTGGATTAAGTTATTGTACTATGTGGCTGCGGATCCTGAGATGTTTGATTCGCTGTTTGAAGATCCAGAAGGGGAACCGTTTCCCTCCGGAGGTATGTTGCCTAGAGATAGGTAACTTGTGTGTTTGTTTATGTATTGTTTGTTTGTGTGTGTGTGTGTCAGCGGCGAGTTTCTTCCGCGTTCTTCTCGTCGTGTTCTGGTGAACGCGTGAATTTGGGTTTTGTGGGCCCTTAGGTTTAAAGTCCTTAAATATTAGTTAGTTTCTTATATCGTTGGTTAGTATGTCCTCGTTTGTCTTTTCTTTTCTTCTTTTCCGCAAAAAAAAAAAAAAAAAA